GTTATTAAATGAATTATCAACGGCAATAGTGCCTGTCCCATCAAAAATACAAAAGTGCTTCGCCAACCCCTGCTGCAAGTTAGTGGTCGTGCTATTACCTTCACCTGTGACTACAATAGACCCAGCAGTCCCTACACCAGTGAGTTTGTCTGTTTTTACCTCACTCATGCTAGGTCTCCAATTAACTGCCAACTATTTTCATCATCATCTTCAGGTGCGCCACCACCGCCAGTAGAACTAACATACACACAAAGCCATCTGAGAGACCCCGCTGCTCTTAAAATATTTCCATTACCCCTAAAGGCGTTAGCAATAGCATCGTTTTGATAGGCAAATGTAGAACCTGCGGAATATAATTTTGCACCAGAAAAAGCGTTAGTAAATGCTGCGGTCATATCCCCTGTTCCATTGTCTGTTACTGAAGATACGTTCAGAGATACAGTTAAAGTATTAGAATTTGCTTGTTCAAACAGCCAGTGTGCTTTAGCGGCTGCTTGCTTAGTCAGCGTAGCCGCACCACCACCTGTGCTTTGTATGGTATCTGCTTTTAATGTACTCATAGCGTCACCAATGTCCCACCGCTTTCAACGGTTAATGTAACACCAGAAGCCACAGTAAACGGACCAGTTACGTTGGCGTTCTCTGTAGCTAGGATGGTTGTATCTGCTGTGAGGGATTGTGCGTTAGTACGGAATAGGCCACCAGCCTTGAAGTTACCTTTGTTCTCAGCGGGTGGTGTAATCGTACCAGCTTGAGGTGCTAGGTAATTTACAAAGATGTTACCTGTACCAGAGGAAGGAGCAGCACTAAATGTGAGTGTAGTGCCATCAGGAATAGTGTAGGCTGCTGTATCCTGTACAACACCATCAACTGACACTAGTACGTCTTGCACAGAAGATACTGTTGTAGTTAATGTAAATGTGGTATCGCTACCATCACCATTAAACCGTTGTACAGCTTTAGTAGCTTGGTAGGAACCCGGAACTTTCTGACCAATATACGGCATACTCTATTCCTTATGAACTAATTGTGTCAACTACAGAGACCCAAACATCTGCGCTGCTTGCGGTATCACTTATTACATTGAGTATATCACCAGATTGCATTACAATCTTTGCACCGCCATCCAAAACCTGCAGGGCTGAACCTACTGGAATTGGAGCATCCTTAACAATATAGTAATCATCAGTAGCACCCGCGCCAGTGATGTATACATCCATTAGGATTTGGGTAGTTGTAACATTAGCAATATTGATACCAATAAGCGCATCGTCGGAGTTAGCGGTTCGTAAAACGACTTCGCTCGTACCAACATTCCGTGCAATGTTTCTTTCAAAATCCTGTGCCATTTCGTCTCCTCTGTATAGTATACAGTATTAATGTTTTGCAGTCAAGGCTAAAGCGCAATTGCCATCGCCACTGCAAAGCCAGCGGTTGCTCCCGACGCTGGTAAATTAGTCAATTGTGACCCGTCTACTGCTGGTAATCTTGCAGAGCCATCAAGCACAACAACATTACTTGCAGATGTACCTGTGTCTACAACTGCTGCTGTGCCTAATCCAAGAGATGTACGTGCAGTAGAACCTGTTTCAAGTACAAAGTTTGAACCATCTCCAACAATAAAACCACCATCTGTTACCGCTAGTCCAGCCACATCCTGTAGTTGTGCGTCCAAACGAGCGTTAGCTACTGTGCCAGAAAGCTGACTAGCGTTTATTGTTTTGTTTGTTAGCGTTTGAGTAGCAGATGTACCAACTATTTCTTGGTCACTACCTGCTGGTAGGGTAAGCACATTAGTCACAGTGGCAGAGTGAGGTTGTGATTTAACTATCTGTCCATGACTATTGCTTTCACAGTTAAATTGTATAGAGCCGGGATTGGTATTACCACGAACTGTTACATGGCCTGTACCCTTTGCTTCTAAGTCGAGGTCGATGTTGGAATCACCACCTGTTGCAGATAGTTTGGGGGGGTTACCTGTTGCTGCATTTGTTACATCAAACTGATTGACTGCAGAGCTAGTTGTTTGAAATATAATTTGTTCATTACCATTTTCGTCAGCAATAAAGTGTGCATCATCAATAAGTATATTATTGCTGTTAGTGTCCAAATTTCCACCAAGTTGGGGAGAAGTGTCCGATACAACGTCTGTTAAACCACCCCCTGCTGATACCAAGTTAGTTACAGGAATTTTTCTGAGGGCCGTTGCTGAGTTGTCGTAAAACAACAATAGGTCATTAGATGTATCTACTGTGGTCTCTTGTGTTTGGCCTGTAATGACATTGGCATTAACCATCGCGGTTTCAACAGCACCGCTTGCAATAGTCACCGCACCACTGCTTGCCATTGTTACGTCACCAGATATAGCTACTGGGTTGTAGTTAGTACCGTCACCTACAAGCATATGACCTGCAGTGTTCGTAGCCATAGTGATGTCATCACCTGTAACGGTCAAGTCACCAGTTACAACAACGTCACCGCTAAACGTGGCCTTACCTGCAAGAGCCATGTCAATGTCAAGAGCAGTAATAGCAGATGAACCATCTGTGCCTTTGATAGCAAAGTTCTTGTCTGCTGTGCTTACAGTAAGTTCTACATCAGATGAGTTGTTGGCAATATCAAGGATTGATGTGCCATCGTCTTTGAAAACAACATTTGCACCCCCCGCGTCAAGAATAATATCACCAGCAGCATCTAGGGTGATGTCAGAAGAGCTATCAATCTCTGCGATTACAGGAGTCGTGAGTGTTTTGTTTGTGAGGGTTTTGGTTGTCTGGGCTAAGTATGTATCAAATGTATCCACTGTAGTCTGGCGCATTGTGCCGCCATCATTAGTTACAATACCATCTCCACCTGCGACTGCCGTTGTGCCAGCAGATGTGCCACCATCCATGAGGTTTACTTCAGCAGTTGTTGCTGTAACCCCGTCCATGATATTGAGTTCTGAGGTTGATGCGGTAACACCATCCATAATATTGAGTTCCGCTGCCGTAGCAGATATGGCTGTCCCATTGTAATTAATAGCATCTACATAAGCAGTACCATCTACGTACAAGTCCTTGAACTCTGTGCCGGATGCCCCCAAGTCAACATCGTTATCCGTTACGGGAACAATTGCCCCGTCTTGGAAACGAATCTGTTCTACGGCAGAGCCAGCACCCCCTGCGTCTACAAAAACCCCAACACGATTGTTTGTGTTATCAACAACAACCTTGTTTAGAGGCGTTGCAACACCGGGGTCACCAATCAAACCAATGACCGGACCTTCCGCTGCCGTACCGTCATGTTTGTGACCAGATGTGTTTACGAAAGCTGCAAGTACTTGGTTAAATTCATCGTTACTATGTGCAGCGGTGATAACGTCACCATCTGAGAATGTTGATTGACGGGTATAACCTGCCATGTTTTATCTCCTTCCACCCGGAGTAAATTCCAGTTGGTATCCTTTGATTGAAATTGGGTCGGCACCATCCGCATCGTCTAAACGAACAGACACGGTAAATCCACTACCCTCAATACTCTGTCGAACAATCGGCTCTCCTGATGAACCGTACACCGCTGTTCCGTATGCGTTAGTTCCGTAGATGGCTGAAGAGCCACCAATAGTTAATGGGTAAGGGTTAGGTTGAGGTATGCTAGTGGAACCGAAATCGTATCTGATGCGAAAGTCTGAATCAACCGGACCCTCGTTTTCATAGTTCCAGATAATTCTTTGCATCATTTTTCTGATGCCAACATCTCCCATTGTGTAAGCGGGAGACTCATATAAAGCGGATATGTTTGTTCCGTCAAACTTCGATGTGTCTTCCTGCTTGTATACGTACCCGTCGTACCCGCCGTGAACTATGGTTTCAGTCCCGCTAATAAACCCTGAAGCACAACAAGCAGGTTTCATTCCTATTATGTCAGCGTATTCCCATCCAACGCCGCCTTCTACACCCGATTTTATAACACCTATAACTCCTGAAGCAGAACCTACAGCTTGAGAATCCCCCGGAAAAAATAATCTGTATTGACTCTTCTTTCGGATTACAAGAGATGATATACGGTCAGTTGTAACATTATCTAGGCGGGGCTGGATTTGTTTGGATATGGTTCCAAGTTCAACGTCACCAATTCTTTCAGTACCAGCAATGGTTCGCAAACCGTCGGGAGCAAGGTAAACAATGTCACCCGATATCTCCTGAATACTAAACCCGTCTACGCAACCAATCTTTCTGGTTACAGGAACTACGGCAAAGTCTGAGAGGCTTGAACCTGTTACCTTAAAGATTGAATCTTCACAAAAAACAAACAGGTTTTCACGGAAGACTTTTATACCTACGATAACACCATCTACTTTTATAGACCCTGCACCCGAACCCCCTGTAAAGTCATCTTCGTCAAAGGGGACACTAAATATAAGTTCTTGAGGGGTAGCAGACATGCCAGCGTAAAAAGCGTGGCTTCTAAATATCTCTACGAACTTTGGGTCTGCAGGTCTGCCGGATGCACTTATATCGCTTACAGATGAGTTGTCAAATATGGATGCGAGGTTGGCACCATCCACCATAATCATCTTGTCAGTGCCGTTAAAGTTGTAATTTACAAAGTTATATCTTCCGGCACTGGTGCGGCCTGTGTCAATACTTGTGTAGCCGCTACCCGAACTCTTAAATACAGATGTTCCTTGTGCAACAATCACTTGGTTTTTATATATGTGAACACCAAGAATTGTACCGGACGAACTGCCAACTTGTGCAGAGTCAAACTTAGAAAACCCACTTATGCGACGGTATCCACCGTTTATGTCAGGTTCAAAGTTTTTTAACTGTATTGCAGCCCCTTGAGGTAGAGAAAAGGTATCTTTATCAAGAACCAGACCACCACCTAGACGTACAACATAGGGACTCTGTAGTGAAGTATCTGGCATTAAACGGCTCTCATGTAGTCCTTACGGTTAATAAGTTCGACACGCATACGATTCAAACCCTCTGAGTAATCCCGTAGTGCAAGCTGAGAGAACTGAGTATCTGAACGTAACATGTGGGTGTAGTAACGAGCGCGGTTTACGATAACGTCGTGAAATCTCTCAGGTATAGCAGGTGTGTCTGTTGCCGCCACCATGTCTGAGTGTGTTGCATAGTAATAGTAACGAATAGTGTAAGTGGCTACATCTGGAACCGGAGATAACCCTATCTTTTCGTCAGGTGTTTGATACACATATCTAGGAAGCCCCTCACTATCCCCTGACGGATTAGTGTCGGTTTCATTCAAGCTTTCAATATATTCGTTAAATGATATGTACCTCAAGGTAGTTTCTGCAGTGGTCGCAGACTCTTGAACGGTAAACGTATCAAAGTCTATTGTCTTTGCGGCGGCAGGTGGGGTGTACTCTGCTGTGCTTGCAGTTGTGGTAAAAGAAGTAGATACAATAGTAAAAGGCCACTGAACTTCAGAGTTTATGATGTCACGTTGAGATTTGTTTATAAAGTCCTTTACCGAAGTCTGTATGCCTCTGCTCGAACCAATTGTTGTAAGCTCAACTTCGTTGACTTCGCGTAGAACAGCATTTATTAGTTCAAGAAATGTCATGGGTTGGTTTGCTCTTCTTTTGTCTTAGTTTGTATTGTTTGACACCGCTGGGTAAGGTTCGTAAAAGTTTTAAGTTTTCTTTCTTGTACACGGGAAGAAACTGAGTCCTTCTCAAGTGCATGGGCTTCAAGAACTGATGGCGTATCACTTTTTGTTCCAGTTTAGTACTGTACGGTGTTTTTTCCAAAACCAGTTGCCAATACAAGTAAAGGGCTTACCCATTGAGAGTAAAGCCCAGCCTAGCTGTCTAATCAAACAGGGACGGATACCTGTCATCCGTGATATCATCCAGTGCTTCAAGTTTACTATTTGCTTCTTCCCAGCTTCCAAGAGCCTTATCCATTTCTGCAAGAAGGTCTGGATGCTCCCCAATAGCTGCTGGATTTTGGAAGTAATTTGTGAGAGTATATTTTGCACTTTTTTTCTGTGCCTCGTATCTATGACGTAGTGCGTCTATTGCAAGTTGTTTCATGGTATTCCCTTCAAAAGTATTATATACGAATTTTGAAGTTTAGTCAAGAAAATTAATTAACAAGACCAGATGCAATCGTGGACAACATTAATATAAAGAACGCGATAGTTATAGCAACTACACCAGTGAGCAAAGCTCCTAGTTTAATATTCTCCATCATCTCTTCTTGTTTTCTTAATTCTTCACGTCTGGCGGCGGCTGCAGCTTCCTTTGCAGCTTGAATACGCTTCGCTCTTTCAGCTACGATGCCTTTCCAAGTTCCCGGACCAAACCTCATGTCCACCATCATGGCTACTTCTTGGAGCTTCTCTGCAGCGATACGAGCGTCAATGACCTCCCGTGCAACAGTGTCCACACCAAACTGGTCACCTAAACCTGCGCTACCCGCCTTTTTGTTACGGTTTTGCTGTACCTGTTTTTCGCCCTCGAACAGGTTGTCTATGTAACCTGCTATGTCTCCAATGTCGTTAGCGGTTCCTATCGCAGATTTAATACCGTCTACGGCACTTTTTACAAGTGCTATACCTGCAAGTGTTTCTGCAATCATTAGGTTACTTTCGTTTTGGTTGTGGTTTGCAAATCGCGGTTATTCTTGAACTACCCCCCTTTGGTAATGGAACAGGGCGTTGACTAGACAATCTACGGGCAAAATAAAGACACCTGTCCATGTCTTCAAATACTTGAGTTCTGTTTATTAATTGAGAGTTCATGTATACGAACAAAACAAATTCTATCATTCTATACCCAGTATCCTAGATAAACCAAACACCTCTAGCAGCATGAAGGTAAAGAACAGTAACAGTATACTACCTGCTATCAATTTGCCGCTAAAGTTGGTTGAACCTATACGGATAGCAATAAACTCGTTACCCAGTATTCTCAGTATTAGTTCAAAACTGTTTTCAGTAATTTTAACGGCTACGGGCTTTTCTGTATCAGTCATTCTCTTTATCCATTTCAACACAGAAACAATTTGCATCAGGATTGTCGAACCCATGCTCAGTTATAGCTACGTGACATTGAGAAAACCATTTGTGGGTAGAGTGTACAGTAGCTCTCACCTCAATCGGATTAGCTACAATGACACAGAACATAACTACGCCGCTAACTGCCAAGAGTTACTCGCGTCTAAGCCCATCCATTTGCTCCACTCCGCATAATAGTGTCGCATACCTATTTCATCGTGGATAGTGCCGTTCTCGTGTCTTCCATGTAGGATATTACGAGGTTCAGTTCCCTCACGCATTGTTGTTCCTTGACCTGCTACACCGATAAGGTCTTCGTGCAGGTTACGTCCAAACGGACCCCAAATAGAGTTGTGATGTTTGATACGAGTCGCCCGTTCCTTTGGGGTATCCTTTTTAAGACCATAGCCACGAAACTCAATAAGAACCTTGTTTGGCCCAAGAGGTGTAACGCTGTCGCTTCTATAAGCACTACCACGAAGATTAAAATTAAATCCGGGGAACAGGTCAACCATGTACCATTGATTGGGTGGCAGGTTAGGGAAACTAAGCTCTCCTCTATCCTCAAAGCCATCGTATTCTTCGTAGTTAACGGTGAAGCTGCTAACATTAACATGTCCGTTATCGAATGGTATGTTTTTTCTAGCAAAGTATTCATCGTTAAAACCTGACACACGATTAAAGTAGTGCATGAAATCGTGGTAGAACTCGCTGTTGGTATCGTGCCACAGCTTGTAGTTTGTATCTATTATAGCCTTGTGGTAGTGAAAGACTTCCATCTCTTCAGTGTCGATAGCATCCGCAATACAATCAAAAGCACCACAGGTCCACTCCTCTACTGACATGGTAGGATTGGGGTCTAAGGTAATCCAGACCATACCACCATGCTTTACTTCGCAATGTAATCGTGGTTCAGAAGTAACTACTTGAGCAGCGAACGTGCCTGACGGCTGCATTATGTCGTAGTTACGATAGGCTCTAATTTCTGTGCCTGTATTGTAAGCAAGGATGTTCTGCCCTGCTATCTGCCCTGTTCGAAAACTTAACTCGTTCGGTAACTCGCTCTTGTGGAAACAGGGAACCCAAACTTTGGAGAAGATGTTTTCCTGCTCCTGTTTGTAGATATCGTGACTAGAATAAATCAGCGAACTGATGTGTTCTACTTTGGGAGTCTTAACCCAGTCCCTGTGGTTGCGAGGTGGCACTACTGATTGTCTCCTGCGTTAGAAGCCCGACGAGGCTGCACACGGCCCCCGTACTTTTTCATGTTAAGAAAGCTGCCTTTTTTAGCTCCCCCCATAATCATACCACCCACATCTTCAAAAAAGCTTTTAGTTTTATCCATAGCTGAAGTGGTTGTCTTATCAATAATTTTATAGTTACTAAAAAAGCTATTATACCTTTTATTGTCGGACTTATTGTCGGAGCCTTTAAGTTTATCTGCTCTAGCTTTGCTCATGCCCCCATCATATTGGTTGCTTGGATTGTCTGGGTCATACTTGCCACGATAGCGAGAAAACTTTACATTACCCTTCTTATCATTTGTTTTTATAATGTAATAATCAGCCATCCTAGAACTCCCCCGCTTTCATTGCGTCCGAAAGTTTAACGGCCCTCGAACCCACCTGTTTAGCCCATCTCGAATCCATCATCTCAATTGATGCTATCTCGTAGTTACCATCGTAGATTGCACCCCACATGTTCTTGAACTTGCACAACCGGGGAACCCCCATGTTGAATGCCATGTCCATCAATATCAACTGTCTTACACTATCCAAGTCTTCGACGCAAGGATGAACTCGACACAGTTCGTTCTCCACAATACGAATGTCATTCATGGCAAGGTAACGAGCGTCGGCTTCTGTAATACCGTGTTCGTAGATTACATCTATGTTGGGGATGTCCATGTATTCCAGTTCTTCTTTGGTAATGCCCCTGTCTTTGAGGTTCCTACCTATTCCTATAGTGTCTATCCCCAAACTGTCTTGGTACACGGTAAGCACCATGCCCTCGTGTTGAATTAGTTTATCTAGGAAATGTTCTGTTCTGTATTTCATTTGGCTTTACCCCAGCTAATTATTTCGTCAATGGTTCGTCCACATCCGATACACTTAACTCTTTCCTTATCCAATACACAAATTCCTTTGCACGGACTTTTATTTTCTTTGTGAGCCACGAGACTTAGATTCCACAGTGCTACTTGACTCGTGACCCATCCACACAGCAAAAGCCCCCGTCATAGCCCCGACAACCGTCGATACAAATGCAGTTTGTTGGGTCGTTGCACTCGCACCTAGAGCCATGAACCACTGAACCACCTGATAACTCATCAGTGTCATTGCCAGCATCATCAGTCTTGGAAGGATTCGCCATGCTAATATTTTCTCCATTGTATACGTCATTTCTTACCAAAGAACTTTGTCGCTGACCGGACTCCAAAGCTTGCAGCAACAATAACGCCCAAGCTGTACTGGTACCATTCAGGCATTTGCTCCAATTGTTGAAATCCGTTACGTACAAGGTCTTCCATCCCCGGTATAAAAGCTAAAATAAGTGGTATGCTAAATAATATGGTGAGCCATTCGTCTTTCCAAGATGACTGGCTACCTTTCGCCATCTCCAAGTCCCAGTCAATTTCCCCCGTAGCTTTTTTCTGCATAACTATGGCTTCGGCTTGTGCCTTTGCTACCTTAGTAGCTGACTGGGCTTTCTTCTCTTCTACTTTGCCGGACATCCATGTACCAGCAAGGTCTGCTATTGGTCCAATCAGGGCTATC